ACGATCATTAGTACCTTTTAATTTAAGTATATGTGTACCTGCAGGTAATTTAACTGGTAAAACAAACCAATGAGCCCAACCTGCATCAAAAGATTGCTCAATAATTTTTTGAAAAGGTCCAGTTTGATTTAACTGAACATCAACACTACATTTATTATCAGCTGAAAATCCTAAATGATAAATTTTTGTTGTATCTAATGTCAAACAAACTGTAAATTCAAAAGTAGAATATTGCTCATTGATATCTGTATTACCACCTAATTTATCATATACAGTATTTACATTTCCAACAAGTGACCATCTTGTAGTTGCTTGTTTAGGGTTTAAGTTAAATGGTGCTGTTATATTTGCAGAAACTGCCGCAGTACATTTATACTTTTTCCATGTACCTGCATCATTATATAAAACTATTGTATCTAAAGCATAAGCTCTTTTTTTATTCCAAACATCATATTTATATTCCATTAAACCAACAGCACATAATCTATAATACCATAAATTACTTTTAAACAATGATGTTGCAGGCAGTGATGCAGGAGTAGCTGTATATAAAATGTTTGGTTTTTGTGATACAATTGTTCCATTTTGCAATCTTATTTGTCCATTAGGACTAGGACTTACTAAATAGTGACCTAATGATACATCTACTTCATCAAACAATGCCAAACCATATTTACCATAAGTTCCTTGTAAATTACAACCAGGTGACATTACACGCATTGTTCCATCATAATCAGGAACAGTATATTTAATACAATTAGTTTTAGTTGCAGGATTTATAACATATCCTGTAGGACATTTTGTACATGGTTCAAAACATTCTATTGGACACCATTGAGAACCATCCCAGTAACTTGTAGGACAATTTCTTGGATCTAATTTAGTCCAACCAGTAGGAGTAAGTATTTGTGCTTCGCAGTCACATGGTGTGATCCATTCTGACCCATTGAATATTTTATAATTATCTATTGCCATAACTAATTGTAAAAATAAAAAATTATACGCGATTGCATGGTTTAATCCAAATATCTCCAGCTTTTATTGCATTACTTCCTGTAATACCATTTACACCATAACCATCAACAGTACCATATTTAGTATTAAAAGCAGTAAGATCTGGCTGTGCTTCTTGTGCAAAAACTGCTACTCCTCTACCTACTTTACCAGGTGCACCTGGAGTTCCTGGATTTCCTGTATCACCTCTTTTTCCTGGATCACCTTTTGCACCTTCTGTTCCTGGTGTTCCTTGACTACCAGGTGTACCATTACAACCATTACAGATTACATTTTCACCTATTAAACTGTTATCTACACCACTTGTTACTTTGATAGAAACTCCTCCACATGGACACAATGCACTACCAACTGCTAAAGTAGTAACATCTAACAAATCACCATTGTCTCCTTTTTTTCCTGGTGCACCATCATTTCCAGGAGGACCAGGTTGTTTTTCAATAGAACAAATTTTATCTATGACTGCTTGGAAAAGTTTTATAAAAGTTTCAGGTGGACATGCCAAATCACCAAAACATGAAATATCATATTTAGAAGGATCTAATGTTTCTAATACTTTACAATGATCCAAAGCAAGCTTATAGAGTACATCAGTAACCGTATCACCTTTGCAAAGTTTCAAACAAGGTATAGCAGGTCCATCCCACAATACAAGTGATGATGGTGTTTTTAATCCTGTGTTATTTTTTCCATTCATAATCTATAATTTTTTTATAATACTCCAGCACAACTTGTTGGTAAATTAAGTGCAGGAGCATTAAAACTTGATGTTACAATTCCAATACTTGAAAGTGTAGTTCCTAAATTTGCTGGTCTTTTTACAACACCATCTACTTCTGTAGTACCTTCATATGCACCTAAATAACAAAATCCACATTGAATATATTTTCTACAATTAAGGTCTTTATCAACTCCTCTGTTGTGATATACTTTAACATAATTTGAATAAATTCCATTTACAGGTATCACAATATTAACAACATACTCTTGCCATCCTGCTGGACTTTGTCCTGCTTTTGCTACACCAAAAGTATCTAATTTCCAATATGCACGTTTTGTTCTTATTTTTATAACAATTGGTTTTCCTGTATTATTTGCAGCATTGTTTTCAGTTAATGCATCAACTAATGTTACTCTAAACTGATAATATTCAGATTGTGGTTCAGTTGGATTTAACTCTTTATTAATACCAGCATTTACATCATCACTACCAAATGGATAATCAGTAAATGGAGGAAATGTTTCTAAAGTACATGGAAGTTTCTTTGTAGGAACTCTGTCTTGTAAATAATCATTTCCAAAACCATCATCAATTTTACTTCCACCAGCACAAGGAGGAGTTGCAGTTGCACAATCACATCCAATAGTTTCAACAGTAAAAGGAGTAGCTTTTGATATAATTGGATTAGTGTTTAGAGTATCACTATAAAAATCAAAAGAACTAACTCCACCTAAAATTTCCATTTTAATTTTAAATGCAGATGTGGTAGTTCCACCACCTCCACCTCCACCACTTGATGCAGGAGCAACTATAGCTAATCCTGCTGAAGAATCACCACAATCATATGCTGCTATGAGTTCAATTTTATATGTTAAAGTTGTATCAGTAATGTATGGAGTTAAATCATAAGATGTTGTGGTTCCTACTATACTGTTATTTTGATGCACAGTAGCACCTGTTGTTGAGTTTGTTACTTTTATTTTATAACCTACAGGTTGTGAATATGTAGAAGGTGCTGGACTATTCCATGTTACATCTTGAGTTGCTGAATCATATACTAAAGATGGTACAGCAGGAAAACAAGAAGATGAACCAGAAGCAGAAGCTGTACTTGTTTCATTTAATTTACAAACAACTTTCCACAAGTTTGTCATAGATTCTACAACAGAACTTGGGTCCTGAATCCATCCTGGTAGTGAACTGTATTTTGTATTTGTGGTTCCAGGTATAATTGTATTAACTGTAATACATTGATTATCAATAAGTGTTGTCCATTGCTGACTTGTTCCAAGTAAGTCAATATAACTACACATTGCTGTTTCTAAATTTGCAAAAGCTGTTGTAATTGGTAAAACTTGTCCTGGTGTAGGTGCACTTAAACATTTTGATGTTACAGTAGTTGTACTTCCACCGCCTCCAGCAGAACCTCCACCACCTGTAAGTGTAGCATTTAAAGTGTTAACCTGTGTGGTCAAATTAGTTACTACTGATTTTAAACTTTTAACATCAATTATAATTTTACAAATAGTATCAGCTAAAAACTTAGCATACAAATCTAATCTTAGACTTGTAATAGTGTCTCCATCAGTATTTTTATAATGCAAACATGTTGGTAAATTTACTATTGGTAAAGTACTAGCAGGTCCTGAACCAGATGAAGTATCTAAACTACAATGCTGATTTATTATAAGTTGCAATGCTTCTCTTAATGTTTCTGGTGGACAAGCACCATCTTCTAGCATACATTTATAATCAAGTTTAGTTACATCAAGAACATTATCAGTGATGTCACAAAGTATAATTGCTAAATCATATATTACTTTCTGAACAGTATCTCCACTACATAAATCTAAGCATGGAATATCTGGACCAGTCCACATAATAAGATCTGCTGCTGTTTTTAATCCTGATTCAGATGGATTATTGCAAAATTCTTCATTTCCTTCTAATGGTCTCATTTCTAAAGAGTTTTAATTTTTTCTTCAACAGCTTCTATAGGACAGCATCCTATGGTATTTTCTAAACCACATGCTTTTCTTTCTAACCCTCTGTTGAGAATTGTTTGTAATTCTAACGCAAGTTCAAAATCAACTGTTTTAATACAAGACTCAATACCAAATCTATCTATATTGAATTTCTGAAAACATGACTCAGCAACTATATCTGCAATATGAAAACTTGGATTCATTTTGTATTGTTTTAACGTAAATTAATATTGTATTGAGAATTGTTATTTCTTCTATCTAACTCTTCTCTTTGTTGTTTAAGTTTATCCTCATATGCAATTACACATGATGAGCAAACTTCAACACCATTGCTCGCTGTTCTTTTTTGGCATCCACATGTAATGTTTGAGCCACAATTGTTGCAATTCATATTCTTCTGTTTTTAAGTTACTATCTACACGTTAGACAACACCCATTGACATACTTATCTAAAAGTTCGCCAGCATGTGTAATCATTTGTATACCTTGATTTGGAGCATGACAATGTTCAACTTTTGCTTTTGCACCATCAATAAGGGATTTGATATATCTTAAATCTTTCAAGTTTTGCTCAACTTCTGATGAAGGCTCACATTCTTGAAGATGTATTTTACAAAGTTCAGAATAATATCTATTTAAGATTTGTGTTGTTCTTAAATGATAATAAGAAACATAAGCATAATTGTTAGGTGAAACACTATATTTTATAGTATACACACCATCAGGTAATGCCAATCCTGCTGCAGCTCCAGCTTGTAGATCACTTGAACCTAGAAGTTTTGTAAAGCCAGGCACTAAACCATCAGCTTCTTCAATATAGACTGGTTGCACCATACCTGGTAATATAATATCCAATCTTTGACAGTCTACTGGTAAAAGAGTTTGATCAGCATATAAAGAAACATCTGAAATTTTCAAAACTGTTTCACATGCTGTTTCAGGTATATCTAATTGAAGTATATGTTTTAACGCCATTGTTTTTATTGTTTTAGTTACCTATCAATAAAAAATAGGAAATTTTTTTAAAGATACAAAATAAAAAAGAAAAAGAAGAGTGGTTAGCTCTTCTTTCCTTTTATCAATTCTATGAAAATTACTTCACAACTTTCAATGCAACTCCTGTGTTTGCAGAAGCTAAGAATGCATTCCACCAAGCTTCAAAGTTAACTGCAGTAGCAGCAGATCTTGAACTTGTAACAATCTTAACTAGGTATTGATCGTTATCTAAAGTACCATCAGAATTACTCTTACGTGGTACACTGTGTAAGATATAGTAAGCAGCATATTTAGCAGCTCTAGAAACCTCACCAGCAATTACGTTACCTGCAGCATCAATGTATGATAAAGTAGTGTCATCCATTACTTCACGCATACGTGGATCTTGATACCAAGGCTCTTGTTGGTAACGCTTAGCTAAAATCAATTCACGAAGAATTGTTTCACCAAAACCTTTACCTTGTTTAGCCAACTGAGTTTCATTTGATACAAAACAAGTAGCATCACATGTAGAACCACCTAAATCATTAGAGTTATTAGCGTGTGCAGCTACAGAAGCGTAAACGTATACAGGCTCTTTTTCAAAATGATCATTAGGATCAAATGAAGCATTACCAAATTGAGTATCAACATAAGCACCATAGATGTCAATGTTAGAGTCAATTGAACTTACTCCATTAGTAATTACAGGAGTAACAGGAACGTAAGCATTTGCACCAGTAGATACAATTTCTTTGTATGCTTTTACGTTAGTACCAGCAGGAACAGCAACAGCATGTACATATGGAGTAACTCCATCAATTTGTACTAAAGTAGCAACACTACCTGCAAGAGAAGCAACATAAGCAGCATAAACTATACCACCAATAACCCATCTTAATTTATCACCAGCAGCAACAGCGTTTGCACCTGTACCAACAGCAGATAAAGTGATAGTAGAAGTAGCAACAGAAGCAGTTCCAGTAGGAGCCAATGTAGTTTTATTCCAAACTTTAGCTCTAATGAACTGATTTAAGAAAGGAATAGAATTGTTACCACCCAATGTACCATTAGCTAAACCTGTACCATTGATTTGGTCAGCCCATCCTAATAACACAATGTTAGGATCTTTAGGATCATTAGTTGTACCAGTTACTGTGCAACATCCAGTGTTAACACTTAATGTTTGGTACAAATTGTGTGTTAAGAAACGTAATGCAGGAGAACCTTTAACATCAACACGTAAATCATAAATTGTGTCACATTTAATGATACAACCAGCTTGAGAAACCTCAACAACATCATTTACAGGGTTTGATGGTTCAACCACATAGAACTCACTAACATACTTAGGATTGATTCCTTTTGACTTTACAGTCTCTTGGTATCCACCATGAAATGGTCCTAATTTGTCTACTCTGTGGAAACTACCTTGTGCTAAATACACTTGGTTAAATTGACCTGCACCAGCACCATACACAGGCGTAGCTGCAATGTCAATTGTTTGATTTGTTAATGCGTTAACTACAGCAACTTGACCAGCAGGCAAAGTACCAGTAAGTGCAGCAGTTCCAGCTTTAAAAGGTGTTGCGTTTGTAGCAACTAGCATTTTTTGAAATGCATGTGGAAAATAAGCCATAA